CTCTGAAGCTTTTTAAAATCTACTGAGGCGGTTTTAAGTGAAGCCTTTGCAGCTGGTTTTAACGCTTCATAAACAGAACTTGTGTCTTTCTCTTTTGTGCTCTTACTACTCTTCTTAGCTGATGAAACTGCTGAAGCTTCTTTTTTACTGCCTTGGCTGGCAAATTCATCAAACTTAAGGGTTAGTTGTGCGGCTAATAAATTTCCTTGTATATCAACAACCGTATCACTTACACTTACATCCACTAGTAACCACTTTGTATTAAGCAAAGGTACACCTTTTAGTAAAAATGGATACGGCACTTTGTCAGCTAAAATTTTCATCCAATCGCTGATCTGATTCATTGGGACAATACCTAAACTTCTATCCAGAGCGATTTTAATACCAAATGAGCCAAGAGCCTGATTTTTGATATAAGTACTGGGCTTGTCCCCGTTATTTTCTTGCTTTTCGGTCTCCAAGGAAGATGAAAATTGAAATTCATTAAAAGTGATAATTTTTTCACCACTTACAACAAATCCTTTATGTGCAAATGTTGCAATATACATAGTCCATCTCCTTCTTTTATAATCTGCCTATGATAGCACCGTCACTTAAATTATTATTATAAAATGCCACTACTACCGTATCTCCTACTTGCAATTCACCAACATGACTGCATGCTAAAAGATGGGGGCTTACAAAATTTTTATCTTTAAAAAACACTTTATAAAGATTGTGTTCTTTAAGTGATACAATACCTTTTAAATTCATAAGCCCTCCTTAAATTCTTCTCAAATACAATGTTGTTCTGTTATTTGTGAATTGATCCATCACTTGATAAATATAATACTTGCCATCACTGAGCCCAAGCCCTTGGAGATTAACAGTGCTTCCGGCGGCTATGGCTGTATTCAGCTGCGTATCAAAAACTATGGTGCTTTCATATTTATTAGTACTCCTTAAAATGTTCTTGGAAAAACGTTCTGCTTCTCCAATACTGTTCACCTCAATATCTTCAACGGTAAGCATTGGCCCATCAGTTAAAGTGAATATAAAATCAATTGAGCCTGAGATCATTCTCACTGAGCCGTAAACGTCCTGGGCGTCAAACTTAAAATCCCCCAGTACATCATGGGCATTGATGGCGATGCCACTTTGGCTTTCCATATGCGCCTCATTAAATACAATTAAATGTCCATCCGATATTTTAAGCACATAGCCTTCCAGCATACATCTCTTATTTAAGAACTTAAAATCTGCCTCATCAATCTGATTGACCCTTTTATAAATATAATCTTGAATATTATAAGTCTTAAGCCCGAGTCCATGTTTAGATGAGAACTCTTTAAGGAGCTCAAATAAAGTGACATTTTCCCATGACTTCGTATGCCTTTCTTTCGATACCTTCTTAGTTGGAATAGCCTTTAATACAATAAGGCCACTCTGCTGCCTAACAATGTATGTAAACATCTTACCACTGGAAAAATTGCCCTCCTTTAGTTCAATACTTTGATGCTTTTGTGGCTTCCAGCTGCTCCACTCATTGGTAGGATTATTAAACTCCAGAAGAATACTATCAAACTTCTCACCTGCACAATCTATAATATTAGCTGTTCTCATTTCAACATCTCCGGTGATATCTTTACCCTCATAAATCAGCTGCACACTATCACCTCTTCCATGGGGGTAATGTAGAAGGAGCATCTTCTTCTATAATAGGAATCCTAAGATGTATGCCAGCTCTAAATATTATGGTATGAACATAATCAGGGTTAGCTGCCATAATAAGATGCGCTTTGAATTCATCATCATATACTCCAAGAGAAATAATATCAAAAGTATCTCCTTGCACTGTTGTATAGTCTAAATACTCATCCAAATGCCACCATCTCCTCATCTTCGTAATGTCCTTTAATAACCTCTTCTACCACTCTCTTAACTTCTTTTAAATCCCCTCCATTAATGTTGATTGTAATATTGATAATGTTCCCTGCACCTTTACCCACAATCTTTAATGTTTGGGAGGCCTTTTGTAATAGATCGGTGCTCTTAGGTAATTGTTTCACTGGCGCTGTTATGCCAGGCGTACTTTCATTTTTTCTATTAATGCCTAATACTTGTGCGGCTTTTTGCAGTAATTCTGTACTTCTTGAAAGCGTTTTGAGTGGCATGGCCATATCAGGTGCTGTCTCTTTTTCTTGATGAACCCCTAATATCTGAGCTGTTTGTTGCAATAGAGAGATACTTCTTGGGGTTTTCTTAAGAGGGATAGCCATCTCAGCGCCTGCCTCTCCAAATATGGAGGCTTGTGTTGCAATACCACCCATTGCAAAAGTCTGAAGAGTTGGGATCGCAACGCCTACTGTTTTACCGCCTATTCCCGGCACCCAGTCCGGTACATCAAATTTGATCTTATTTAGACCACCTATGAGGAAATTAAAGATACCTACATAAATATTTAAGTATCCTTTAAAAACTCCTATAACACCTTCCCATAAGCTGCCAAACCATGAAGTAATACCACTCCAAGCTAATTTAAAGCCATCTACCATACCTGTCCAAATACCGCTAAACCATGCTCCAATGCCGCCGAAAAAAGGTATAACATAATTTTCCCATGCACCTACAACCCCCGCTGATACCATATCCCAGTTTTTCCATAACCATAATCCAGCAGCTACTAAGAGCCCAATCCCTACAATAATCATTCCTATAGGATTAGCCGCCATAACTGCATTAAGCCCTCCTTGAGCAAATTGCTGTGCTATAGTAGACGCTCTCCATGTCGCCATCAGATTATTTACAGTTCCTAATATTGAAAATCCTGTCATGATAGACACAGCTCCAGCAGCAATAGGCATTAACCAACTTAAATTATCCTTTACCCAACCTATGGAATCCCCGGCTAACTTAAATCCTTGTTCCATTTTTACGGTCACTTCATCCATATCTATATTGCTTACAAATTCATTTGCTTTTTTAGTTGCATCTGTAAATACAGGAATAAACTTTGACAACGCTTCAGCTGCTTTTTGCATAATACTGCCTGTAAGTAATCTTTTTTGATTTTCCCATGATTCATCAAGTGATCTTGCAAAGTCTCCCTGTGCATCTGTTGAGTTTGCAAGCAAATAATTATATCTAAGCAAGGTTTGCTCTGCTTGATCCATATCTTGATAGGATTTTGTAATGCCTCTACTAAGGGCATAAGCTTCCATATTAGCCACTGACATATTAATACCTAACTGTCGCAAAGGCTCTGATTCGCCGCTCATCCCGGCTCTAATCTTATTCCATGAGTCCTCATGATCCAAGTTGTAAAAAGATGAAAAATCCCCTGCTAACTCCGAAAGAGAGGTGGACATCGTGAGCATATCATCACTGGCGATGCCGCTGCTTTTAAGCATAGATCCCATCGTTCCACTCCAGCTTTTAGCCTGCAGCTCCGTTATACCGTAACTGTCTAAAGTTGTCTTGGACCATGAATCTATCTGTTTGGAGCTATCTCTAAATGCGACATCTATAACATTTTGAACTTCTATAAGGTCACTGGACATTCCTAATGCCTCTGAGCCTAAACTTTTAATCTCACTAGCTATATTTGATACCGCATCGGCTGCCAAATTGCCTAAAAAACTAGCTTTAAGCATATCTCCAAATCTGCTGCCCGAGGCAGTAGCATTTCTAAACTCACGATTTGTTTGATTTAACCTCTGCTGAAGTCTTGAACTTTCACCACTTGCTCTCATAAGCGCAGTGGAAAGAGAAGGATCTATTCTACCAGCAAGAGTAATAAGTGCCCTTAGTTCTCTTCTACTTGCCATCCTTGTTCTCCTTTCTCATTTCCTCAGAGACTTCATTGAGAACGTGAACTAACTCTATTAAATCCTCCATGCTCATATCCAAACATGTCCTATAGTCAGTAGATGTGCAATAAGTGATAGTTGCTGCACACTTTCTTAGTTCTCCGTCTGATAGGATTCTTCCGAATTGAGATAGAAAAAATTTCTTGCAAGTGCCGCTCCTTTTTGAATGTCTCTAGCACTTAACCGCATAACATCTGAAATATCCATATCCGAATTGGCCTTTACAACTGCTCCAGCAAATAAGTACATATGATAATCTGTATCCAGCTCTTCAACTGATACTGGCACCCCATCCTGCTTAATTCTTTTGCCTACATTGATTTTGTCTCTTGCAGTCATATTGTCAAAGTCATACTTTAACTCTTTTACTTCCTGCCCATCGATCATAAGTGGTTTTGTTAATTTAAGGACTTGATTTTCCATATACATAAACTCCTTCAGTTCTTTATTTTTTGATTTCTTATTTC